CTCATGGATGGCTAAGAAGTACGGGAAACTACCGAAAGACTGGCAGTCACTCATACACGATGGATTTACTGAGTGTATGCGCGTCTTGAAGCCTAACGGTACACTTGTATTCAAATGGAACGAGAGTCAGATAAAAGCTGCGGAAGTTCTGTCTGTTATTCCGTTCAAACCGTTGTTTGGCCATACTACCGGAAGGCAGAGCAAAACAATATGGATGTGTTTTATGAAACTATCAAATGACGCATAACGATTTAGAGATGAAGCAAAGTAAATTGACTCATGGCTCTCTGTTTAGTGGGATAGAAGGTTTCGGCTTGGGTGCAGCGTTTGCCGGAATAAAAACACTTTGGAGCTGCGAATATGAAGACTATCAAGCAAGTATAATCAAAAAAAAATTTGGAGAAAACCATGAAATCAACAGAGATATTAGAACGTATTCAAATCCAACATTTGTTGACATCATCAGCGGTGGATTCCCTTGCCAAGACATCAGCGTTGCTGGAAAAGGTGTCGGAATTGTCGGTGAAAGAAGTGGCTTATGGACTGAAATGTACCGAGTTATACGGGAAGTTAGACCTAAATACATCATCATTGAAAACAGTCCAATGCTCCTTATTCGGGGATTTGAACGGGTCTTATGCGACCTTTCCGAAATCGGGTATGATGCAGAATGGCAATGTTTATCAGGCACCGACTTTGGTATACAACAGGGTCGGGAGCGATTATATTGTATTGCCTACTCCTGTGAAATCAACGGCAAAAGGAGCACCCAAGAATCGATATTTCGGAAGCCCTACCTATCGGGGCAATATACACGAGTATATCCGGGATGGAGAACAAGACAGTCAATACCCTCACCCCGATTTGCTGGAAAGTCTAATGAACTTCCCGATAGGGTGGACAGAACGGAGTGTATAGGCAATGCAGTACAACCTATAATTGCGCACTATTTATTTGAATGTATTAAGATTTTCGATAAACAATTAGAGTAAAACAGATCAGGTATGAATACACAATTTGAACGGTCAGCATGCGCTACCGATGAATGGTATACACCGAAGGAGATTGTAGATGCGTTGGGTGAATTTGATTTAGATCCGTGTGCCCCGGTCAACCCACTATGGCAAACAGCTAAGGTGATGTATAACAAAAACGTCGATGGGTTAAAACAGGAATGGAAAGGCCGTGTATGGCTAAACCCACCTTATTCCCGACCTCTAATTGAAAAATTCATCAGCAGAATGGCAGAGCATGGAAACGGTATCGCTTTACTCTTCAATCGTTGCGACTCAAAAATGTTTCAAGACATAATTTTTGAAAAAGCAACGGCGATGAAGTTTTTGCGCAATAGGATTCGTTTCTTTCGCCCGGACGGGACTCGTGGAGATTCGCCCGGTTGTGGTAGTATCCTTATTGCTTTTGGCGAAAACAACGCGGAAATATTAAGAGACTGTGATATAGCAGGTAAGTATGTTAGAATCAATTAGAATGACACAAAAAAGATGAATAAGGAAGAATTTTTGAGCAAAAGAGATGCCATCGATTTAACGCTAAAAGAATTGAACGGCAAAAAGGAACAGTTGGAAAAGGAATACATTGAATCCAACCAAGGACTTCCTGTTGGAAGCAAGATCTGTATAACGGTCCCAGCTCATGAAAGGTTTTCTCTTTTGAGAAATGAAAGGATATTGCTCCCCGAAGTGAAGAAGTTAGCCTATATTGCAGATTATGAGATTGATGATAACGGAGAGGTTGTTCCCTCTTTAAGACAGTTGGATTGCAATGGGGGTATGTCAGAAATGCCTTTATATGTTAATTTTAAAAAGGTTATAATTGAATTAGCGTAAATTATGAAACAGAAGTTAGAAGAAGCAGCAAAGGAATATTACGAAAGATACAAAATTCATTTGGCAAAAGATATATTCAGACCAAGAGTAGTAGATATTTTCAAATCCGGTGCAGAATGGCAATCAAAGCAATCTCCTTGGATAAGTGTTAAGGAACGGTTGCCGGAAGAAGGACAAAAAGTTTTTGTTTTGACAATGTGTTGTGGTGTATCACGTATTCTAATTGAAAGGTTTTGCAAAACAAGTGCTTTTGATAAAGATAATAGATGGGTTTTTGGAAACAGTATCGTGTTGGCCTGGTTTCCTATTCCGTCTTTTGATGAGATACTCGAAGCCAACAAGGATGTATTGGAGCGGATTAAAGAGAAAGGAGATTGATTATGAAAGAACTTATTGACTATTTGAATCAATCCGGATTGACGGGATTAGTACGTACATATATGATTGCCGGAGGTATTTCATCTGTCATTGTATTTATTTTGACAATATATATGATTATTAAAATGTCACGTGCTCTTAATGGTAGGAAAAAATCTATGTTGGATTTTCAACGTAGATGCAAAAAGGGAAAACATTTTACTTGTAACAAGTTAGATATGAAAAAAGTAACGATAATATGTGATGCATGCGGAAGAGAGATACAGCCATCGTATTTCCGCAGCGCAAGATTGGATTTCAAGGTGGATAAATGGGATGGTGGCTCTGTTGGTGGAAGGGAAGATATATTCATCCAAGAAGCCGACTTATGCTCGGAATGCGCCCATAAGTTACAGAAATTTATAGAGAACGAATTGAACATTCAACCACATCACCCTAATTAGGAAGTAATGGATGAGGTGTTAATTAATACATATATGTTATGGGAAAAGATAGACGATTGGTAGTAAGAATAGATGATCGGACATCAATGTTACTTAATGAACTTACTGGGATAACCGGTATTAAAACGTCAGTAATCGTACGTGGAATGGTTATGCGTTGTATTGAAGAGTTGATTGATAAATCAGGCAATTGGAAGATAAATAATGAGAAAAATCAAAATCGGGAAGGCTGACAATGGAGTTATGACTCTATTGGCGCGTAATTATTCCAAATTAAAAAACTTATGTGGCTATCGGGACTATGGGTGCTTTTGCTCTAAAAGTTACGAAGACATATTCCAAGATACAGTTATTTATGTCTCTCAGGACAAGAGAGCTGTAGGTATGCCAGAGGATGAATTGGTTAATTATTTTTGCTTCCGATTTAAAATGATACTATTTCAAACGATAAACGATAACAAAGAATTAAAAGAGATTGCTTATGCCGACTATAGAAAAAACGAAGAAAGTTGCTCAGAAAGCGAGTAATATGTATGATGTTGAGCGCAGAAAGATATACAATACGAGCCGCTGGAAGAGACTCAGGAAAAGAAAGTTTTCCATCAATCCTTTATGCGAGATGTGCTTAAAGGAGGGGAAGACAACCCTGGCGGAAGATATACATCACATACAGTCATTCATGCAGACAGAGGATAGATGGGAACGTATGGCTCTTGCGTATGATATTGGTAATCTGATGAGTTTGTGTAAAAAGCATCATCAGATGATTCATAACCAAAAACATTCAGGGGTTTAAGATGTCCGATTTCATTAGTGGTGCGCCTCAACCGGGGGAAGATGCTTTAATCGTTCTTTCCTCGGTTTCCTTATTCCGCCATATCTTGCCTTGCGGAGCATCTTCGTCAGCAAAGTAAATTGTCTTCAATGAGGCTGCGTTGATAAAAGGTGATGGGGGTTAATCGGTGGATAGGCACGGAAGGGATAGGGGGATCTTTTTTTATTTGCATCGCTGCTGCCAACCTCGCCCCGCCCTTCTTCACACGCACGGAGCTTTTTCAAATTTTGAATTTGTTAAATTATTAACAAATAAAAGTGTGTATGACAATATTGCGGTTTTATAAAAAAGATATATGGTAAAGTTTGCTATGCCCAATGGTTTATCCGATGAGGCTCAAAAATTTATGAAAGATGTAGTTAAGGAACTAAATGCGAGGAAGGCAATTCAAAACATAGACCTTGGCGCATTACGAATGTTGGCTACCAGTTATGAGATGTATCTTCGCGCAACGCAACAATTGTTGGAAGAAGGTCCTGTAATCATGATTAAGTATGAAAAGGCAGCTCACCCGGCTCAGAATATTGCGACAAAGAATTATGCGCAAGTCATGAAGATTATGACTGAATATGGATTAACCATCAAGAGTAGGGGAAACATAAAAGCAATGAAATCGGATAATGAAGAAAAATCCCCATTGGAAGAGTTTATTAGAAGAGGTGCAAGATCTAAGAAATGAAGGAATATTACCAGTATGCAGCAGATGTTCGTGACGGAAAGGTATTGGTTGGTGAATATGTCAAATTGGCTGTGGAAAGGTTCTACTGTCTCTTTGAGAGGGAAGATGTTGAATTTAGAGAAGAGATGGTAGATTATGCCATTGATTTTATTGCGTTGCTAAAGCATTATACAGGTAGGCATGCCGGGAAGTCATTTATTTTGCTTCCGTGGCAAAAATTCGCAGTTGCTAACATATACGGTTTTTACAAAAAAGACGAAAACGGGGAATGGAACCGTCTTACATCGTTTGTTTATATAGAGATGGCGCGAAAGAATGGAAAATCTGCATTTGCAGCTGCTCTTTGTTTGTATCATTTAATAGCGGATGGAGAGGCCAACGCAGAGGTATATTTGGCAGCGAATTCCAAGGATCAGGCAAAAGTAAGTTTTAAGATGTGTCGAAACTTTGTATCAGGGCTTGATCCTAAACACAAGTATTTAGAATCATTTAGAGATCAGATAAATTTTGATAAGACATTATCGTTCATGAAGGTTCTTGCAGCGGATTCGTCAAAATTGGACGGGCCTAACCCTTCAATGTTTCTTCTTGACGAATACCATGCAGCGAAGAATTCAGGACTAAAGGATGTTCTTCAATCCGGGCAAGGTATGCGCGATGATCCGATGGGTATCATTATAACTACTGCCGGTTTTGACAAGTTAGGGCCTTGTTACCAATATCGGGAAATGTGTACAGAAATTCTTAAGGGGTTGAAAACGGATGATACAATATTTGCCTTGATTTATTCGTTGGATGAAGGTGACGATTGGAAGGATGAATCTGTATGGGGGAAGAGCAATCCTAATTTGGGCGTCACTGTAAAAACTAAGTATTTACGCGAGCAGGTTCAGAAGGCAATCAACTCTCCGTCAGAAGAGGTTGGTATAAAAACGAAGAATATCAATATGTGGTGTGATGCAGAAACTGTATGGATACCGGAGCATTATATATTAAGTTCTTCTTCTGATGTGAATTTTGAAGACTTTAGAGATATGGATTGCTACGCAGGCATTGACCTTTCCAGTACGAGCGATTTGACCTGTGCAGCATTCATGTTTCCGACCGAGAATAGATATTACTTCAAGGTTAAGTACTACTTGCCCGAAATGGCTTTGCGCGAAAAAAGATTTAAAGAGCTTTACGGGGAATGGAGAAGGAAGGGTTTAATTACAATTACACCGGGAAATGTAACGGACTATGATTATATTTTAAACGATATACTAGATATAAGAGATAAGGTATATATTCAGAAGATAGCTTATGATGCATGGAATGCTACACAATTTGTGATTAACGCCCAAGAGAAAGGATTGCCTATGCAGGAGTTTAGCCAGGCATTAGGTAATTTCAATCGTCCGACAAAAGAGATGGAACGATTGATGTTATCAGGAAGGGCGGTTGTTGATAATAATGTAATAAATCGCCATTGCTTTAGAAACGTTGTGATGGCGCGTGACAGGAATGGGAATACTAAACCAAGTAAGCAATTTGAAGAAAAAAAGATAGATGGTGTGATTGGAATGCTTGAAGCTCTAGGCGTTTATCTGATGTCTCCGAGATATGGAGAGTTTTATTAGTTGTCATACATTTATAAGGTTTGTAATGAGATTTGATTTGGTTTTCATGATATGTAAAGGAGATGGTTCGCGAGAATAGTCTTCTTTTTTTGTTTTGTCATACAAAGTTTTGGTTAGTGATATAATCAAAATTGAAAAATTATGAAAACAAATCAGGTTATGATTCGTCCGATGGGTGAGTTTAAAGTAACCCAACGGACAAAAGATGGATTTTTTAATGCAACTGATTTACTAAAGCAGTGGAATAATGCTGGCCTTGGAAATCAGAAAGAGATGAAACATTATTTTGAAAATAAATCAACAGGCGAATTTATAAAAGCTTTAATATCAGAAGAGGATTTACATGGGAAGAATTCTGCCTATGTAAAATCGAAAGCTTCAAGGGGTGAAAATGCCGGAACATGGATGCACCCATTGCTCTTTATAGACTTTGCCATGTGGCTTAATCCATCTTTCAAAGTTAAGGTACTGAAATTTGTATATGACGAAATGATAAAATTTCGCAATCTTGCCGGTGATGCATATCCTAGAATGTGTGCAGCGGTTTACACTATTCTTCCAAAGGGCTTATTCAAACAGAAGGTTAGGGATTTGGCAAAATCACTTAATATTATTGTTTATGGTAAACATGAATCAGAAATGCGTAATAAAGTTGGTGATGAGGCTAAGATACGTGAGTTATACGAGTTAGAGCAGCAGATAGCCCAATGGATTGAGCTTGGTTTTATCAAAAACTATCAGGAATTGAAACAGGCATTAACGAAAGTGTATTATCAGAGACACCCCGATATTCTACCCATGTAGATAACTTCTTGGGAAATGGCACTTAAAAATAATCCATAAATATAAATCTGAAATTCGCGGATTCGGTTCGTGAGAATAGAATCCTTTGTATGACAAAAAAAAGGTTATCTGATAAAAGTGGATAAATGAAAGTATTTGGTTTAGAAATAAGAAGAGCGTCAAAAGTAGAGACTTCTCGTGTAACTGCATGGAGTTATACAGGAGGAAGAACGATATTGCAAAGCAGAAGCAAGCCTATGCTCCTCTCTACCGTATATCGTTGTGTTGATTTGATTTCGGACAGTGTCGCAGTGCTGCCTTTGAAAACGTATGAATTAGATGGTGATGGTTTTAAGAAGGAGGCAAAATCCCATCCGGTATATTATTTGCTTGATATGGAGCCAAATGAAGACATGACTCGCTATGTTTTCTTCAAGACAATTATGGCCTCTGTTTTGCTGACCGGGAATGGATATGCTTATATCGAGCGTGATAATAACCTGAATGTACTTCAATTGATTTACTTGCCTTCATCACAGGTAAGCATTGTATGGATACAGGACAAGAGAGGGATAATGCGTAAGCGTTACCAGGTTGTTGGGTTTAAAGAGCTGGTCGAGCCAAGGGATATGATTCACGTGTTGAATTTTTCCTATGATGGTATCATAGGCGTCTCAACCTTGGAACATGCGCGTCAGACGCTTGATATATCTACTAGTGCGGAGGAACATGCTGCGGGTTTTTTCAAGTCGGGCGGTAGTGTAGCCGGTATATTGACTGTGGAGTCGGGAAGAGTAGATAAAAAGCAGAAGGATCAGATTTACCAAACATGGGAAGAACGTACTAATCCGGTGACAGGGCATCCTAATGGAATAGCTGTGTTAGAGGGTAATATGAAGTATCAGCCTATATCTATTAGTCCTAGGGATAGTCAGTTTATAGAAAGCAGACAATTCCAGGTGATTGACATGTGCCGGTTTTTCTCTGTTTCCCCTGTTAAGGCATTTGATTTGTCGAAATCAAGTTATTCAACAGTTGAGGCTACTCAACTTCAGTATCTAACGGATACCGTGTTGGCTGTTATTACCAAGATAGAATTGGAAATTAATCGAAAAGTATTTCTTCCGTCAGAAAGAGGACGTATTATTGCAGAGTTCGATACATCCGCCATTTTGCGTGCAGATATGACGTCAGAAGCAACTTATAATCGGGAAATGTGCAATGCCGGCGCAATAACACCCAATGAAATTAGGCGAAAACATGGGTTGTCAAAATTACCGGATGGGGATAATGCGTTTATTCAGGTGAATATGCAGACATTAAGCAATGCTGTTAAAGGGAATGGCATACAAGAGCCGGAACAGAATGCAAACCTTGGTAAAGTTGTAGAAAAAAATGTCGGAAAAGAATGATCTTTCTTGTTTTGTCATACAATTCTTTGGTTAGTGATAAAAGTTACAGGAATGGACGAAAAAAAAGAAATAAGAAATACGGCTTATCAGGTTCAAGTAACCGGAGAAAGCGAGGAAAAGCGCACGGTTGAAGGGTATGCTGTTCTTTTTAACACTCCATCGGACGGGTTATATTTCGAGGAGGTTATAGAGCGAGGTGCTTTGGATGGGGTTTTGGAGAAAAGCGATGTTTTTGCGTTGCTGAATCACTCCCAAAATCGTGGTATTTTGGCTAGGAGCAATGGTGGAAACGGTTCCTTAGTTTTAAAGGTGGACGAAAAGGGATTAAAGTATCGTTTTGAGGCTCCTAAGACAGCACTGGGTGAAGAACTGTTGGAGAATATAAGGAGGGGGGAGATATCAGCCAGTTCATTTTGCTTCGATGTGGAAAAAGACACATGGGAGAAAAAAAGTGATAATACATGGAAGCGTACGGTCCATAAGATTGGAAATCTGTACGATGTTTCTCCTGTATACAATGCCGCATATAGTAAAACCTCAGTTTATATGAGGGGGAAAGAGTTAGCAGAAGAAGAACTGCTTAAAAAAGCAACCATACCCGATGAGTATTACCGTAACATAGAAAAAACATTTAATATTTAATTTTTATGGCAAAAGAAAAAAGTATCACCGAATTAAAGGACGAAAAAAAGCAATTGCAATCTCGTTCAAAGGAAATCATTGCGAAGGCAAAAGGTGAGCAGAGACAGTTTACAGCTGAGGAGAATGAAGAACTGGGCGCAAATCAGGTTCGCATGGCTGAAATTAACATTGAAATTGATGAAAGGGAGCTTGAAAATCGTAGTAGCCATGTGTTTGGTCCCCGGCAATCTATTGAACAGTTCTCACTTCGTCGCGCGATTTTGGCACAAATGAACAAAACCGAACAGAGAGATAGTGAGGCGGCTGTCATTGAAGAAGCGACTAAACTTCACCGTTCTGTAGCAGCTACTACAGAAGACAGCGGTGAGTTGATCATCCCTTTAAGTTATGCAAAACGCGCAGCGTATACGGCGGCTACAGAGAAAGCAACCGGTGTTGTTATCGATGAAGAACAGCAGGAGTTGCTTCTTCCGTTGGAATCTAACCTTGTGCTTTCGCAGGCAGGTGTGCGTATGATGACGGGGTTAGTGGGAAATATATATTGGCCGGAACATTCTGCTACTAATGTATTTTGGGAAGGTGAGAATGAGGAGGCAAAAGATGGTGCCGGGGTGTTTAAAAAAGGCAATCTGTTTACTCCTAAGAGATTGACCGCATACGTTGACCTGTCAAAACAGCTGCTTATCCAGGAAAATAGAGACGTGGAAGGATTGATTCGTCAATTAATGGCAATTGCTATTGCTCAAAAAATCGAGAAAACAGCATTTGCGAAAGACGTTCATGCCGATAATGTTCCTGATGGTATATTCCAGGAAGCTAATGTTAGCAATACGATAAAAGGTGATATGTCATGGGGGCAGATTGTTGCTATGGAAACGGCAGCGGATGTAAACAATGCATTGTTTGGAAATTTAGCGTATGTTATGAATCCAAGTTTGATTGGAAAAGCCAAAACTAAAGTTAAGGATTCATCAGGTGCAGGAGGCTTCATTTTTGGCAATGACGGTCAAGGGATGCTGAATGGGTATCGTGCATTAAGAACGAATAATATACCTAAAGAATTGGGAGAGGGCAGTGATGAATTTGGCATCGTGTTCGGTAATTGGGCTGATTATTTCTTGGGACAATGGGGTGCTATTGATATGACGGTGGACCCATATACTCAGGCAACTAAAGGATTGGTAAGATTAGTGATTAATTCTTATTGGAATATGGGAATGATTCGTAAGGAGTCATTTACAATTGCATCATTGAAATGATATGGGTAAGTACGTGACTCTGGAGATGGCTAAGATGCACTTGAATATTGAGGATTCGTATACGGATGAGGATTCGTATATCGAATCCTTGATAGAAGTTTCCGAAGCAAAAATCGCCAAGGAGTTGTGCATCACAGTAGAAGAACTTGCTGACTTGGATGATACCGGAGACATTCCGGCTCCATTGAAGCAGGCTATCTTGTTATCTGTCGGGGGATACTATGCTTATAGAGAGGACATAATTACTGTAAAGAGTAATCCATTGGAACAGGGAACTAAGCATATATTGGAACTTTATCGGGATTATAGTTTATGAGAGCCGGGCTATTGCGAGAGATATTAGTATTCAAAGAACTGAGAGAGCATCAGTCTGAAACGGGTTTTGTAGTGAAGGAATACGAAGAAGTGTTCCGCTGCAAAGGATATAGGAGAAAGATGTCATTGGTTGTAGATAAGGATGGTATCAGTGCAATGGAGCAGTTTATCGGCAGGACTATCGTATTCCAGATTAGGGCATATCCCATTATTAAGGATTCACAAAGGGTTGTATATATGAATAATATATATGAGATTAAAATGATAGATCCTCAAAGGGATAATACCTTGATTTTAACTCTTGGGAGGGTAGATACGTAACTATGGAGCTAAAAGTAATAGACCGGGAAAATATTAATTATCTTGTCCGAAATTTAGAAGATTTTGAAAAAGATAAGGCAATTCGTAGCGGGTTAAGATCTGCCGCATCTGTTTTTATGCGCAAAGGGAAAACCAACCTTCGGGCAAGGATGCGTAAGACAGGCAAGGTTACGGGCAATTTGGAAAGTTCCTTCACAACGCGTGTAAAGAGACGTAAGTTAGGTGCGTTATCGGGCTTCACACAATCGGGTGCTCATGCGCATCTTGTAGACATGGGAACGCGAAAACGTCCTCATCCACTTACCGGCACTTCCGGCATTATGCCTGGCAATAACTTTTGGTCCGATGCGCGTAAATCAGAAGAGGTAAAAGCGACACAATATCTGTACGAAGGCTTGAAAAAAGCAATCCAACGGATTAACGAGAGGAGATAGTTATGAATATGTTTGGAATAACCACGGAAATACGTGGAATACTGTTGGCTTCAGCTTCAATTAAGGATGTTATCGGTCGAAAAATATATCCGATAGTGGCTCCTGATGGGACAGATGGCGATTTTATAGTATACCAGCGTGACGGGTATCGGCAAGAATATAGTAAGATGGGGGTCGCTCGACAGATACCTATAGTTTATGTAAGCGTGATTAGTGATAATTATGATAGGAGCAATAAAATTGCCTCATTGATATATTCAGAGCTTGAAGGCAGTTTTAAAAATCCCACAATGACGATTCATCTAGAAGATTCGACCGAGGATTATGTCGATAACAAGTATGTTCAAGTCCTTCAGTTTTCTATTAGTTCATTGTGAGCAAAGAGGATGCTAATTTCAGCATCCTTTTTTTGTTTTGTCATACAAAATTTTGGTTAGTGATATAACTCAAATTTAAATATTATGGCAGAAAAAAAGTATGATTCAAGCAAGGACATGGTTGTCGGTGATAAGTTGATGTTGTTTGTAGAAATCACCAAGGAATTGCAGAAAGAGGTGGTTCCGATTGCCTTCGGCACATCGTGTGGCATTGATATTAGTGCAGATACAATTGATACCAGTAACAAGATGTCGGGTAACTGGAAGGAATACCTGACAGGGCAGTTAGGTTATACTGTATCCAGTGAAAGTATGTTGTCTTTAAAAACGGGGCACTTGTCATTCGTGACGTTAAAGGAATTAATGAAGAAGCGCACGCCGATTCCATTTGTAATCGCTAAAACAGAGGAATCTGAAGGCGATTTTCCTAAAGGGGAAGAGTATGTCAAAGGTAATGCGATTATTACTGCATTGTCAATGAAGGCTGACAATGGGGCGATCTGTACAAGCTCTGTAACGCTTCAAGGTACAGGGCCGTTAGAAGACGGTGCCGGTGCATAATTTTAAGTAACAAAGAAGGCGGTTTTACAGACCGCTTTTTTTAAATAAGATATATGGAATTGATTATAATATTGGCTATTAGCTGGATTATACTTCTTCCTTTTTTTATAAAGTGGGCTTTAAAAAGGGAGAAACAGCCGGTTCCGTCTAAAAAAACGATGAAGAATGCTGTTTTTCAGAAATACACTGTAAGAATGGTAATCAGATGGGAACAGCTGATGAAGAAACCTTTCTCCCAGATGGACTATTCGTCAAAGGAAGATATAGATGCATTGCTCTACGTGATGAATGTAGATAGTACTCCTTATACGTTTGAGGTATTTAGGACAGCATTGGAAAATGATGGAATTTTCAAGGATATGATGTTGAGGCTTGAGAAGGCAATGGGTATAATGGCTCAATTTCAAAAGGATAAAGTAGCTGATGATGTACCATCGGATGCGACCTTGTCGTGTAGTATTGGTGAGATAGTATCTATGTTGGTAATGGGTGGGTTAGACGCTCATTATGCGACTGAGGAAATGTCATTATGTGATCTGCCATTGTATATAGAGGCTTATGAAAAAAAACGTAAGGAAGAGATGGAAAGTGCCAGGCTATGGACTTACATATCAATACTTCCTCATATAGATGGAAAGAAGATTTCTTCTCCCCGGGAATTATACCCATTTCCTTGGGAGATGGAAGAGTTAAAGCGTAAGGCCAGGAAAGAAATAGAGGAAAATGAAGAGCAATTGCGAAAATTCCTCAATGGTGAATTATTTGACATGAATAAAATAAATTGGAAGAGTAAATCTGATTAATATGGCAGGCAAACTATCGTTTTCAATAGCAATTAATTTTCTGACAGAAAATTTTAAAAAAGGTACAAATCAGATAAAAGCCGGATTCCAAGCAATGCAGGCTCAAATCTTAACTTTTGCTGCCGCTCTAGGCGCAGGAGGGATAGGATTGTCTAATCTTGTAACAAAATTTATAGAAGTCGCTAAATCAACTAATAGAGTGACTACGGCGTTGAAAAACGTATCGGGGTCAATGGCTGTGTTTGCAGACAATCAGCGTTATTTATTGGATTTGGCAAAAAAATACGGATTGGAGATAAACGCACTTACCGGAAACTATGCGAAGTTTACTGCGGCTGCAAGTATCTCAGGAATGTCTATGCAGGAGCAGAGGAAGATATTCGAGTCACTATCGAGAGCTGCAACAGCCTTTGGTATGAGTGCTGACGACAGTAATGGCGTTTTTTTAGCCTTGTCTCAGATGATGAGTAAAGGGAAGATTAGCTCAGAGGAATTGCGTTTGCAAATGGGAGAGAGATTGCCCATTGCTTTACAGGCTATGGCAAAAGCAGCCGGTACAAGTGTAGCAGGCCTCGATAGGCTGATGAAAGAAGGGAAACTGTTAAGCGCAGAGGTATTACCGAAGTTTGCAGATGCGTTAAACGAGATGATTCCCAATGTGGATACAGATAATTTGGAAACCTCATTAAACCGGTTGCAAAATGTATTCACAAAGCTGGTTAATGAGACAGATATTCAAGGGAAATACAAAGGTCTAATAGATTGGCTTACCGGGTATGTAAAGAAAGCGACAGATAATATTCAGAGTGTTATTACCTATGTGGTTGCAGCTATTGCTGTTTTGGTGACAAGTCGGCTTGTTAATAAATTGATTGTATCTTTTCAAAAGACGGAATTAGCCGCAAAAGCAGCTGCGAGGCGAGCTGCAAAAGCAGCTGGTCAGTCATTCGATGAAGTGGCTTGGAGGTCTCAAAAAGCATCCTCTACGATGAAAGCCATGTTTTCCAATGCGGCAAAATCTGTCAAAGCTGCTTTAATATCTATGGTTCCTACGGCTATTATAGCCGTGATAGGAGCTGTTGTGGCTAAATTGGTAGTAATGGCTCAAGAGGCTAAAAGGATTAAGAATTTGTTCTCAGAGTATAAGGCGGAACTTAACAAGAGCACCAATACATCAGATATAATCAACCTGCAAACTCAATATAAGATAGCTACAGATTTAAAAAGAAATCTTGATGAGAGAAGATCTGCTTTGTCTCAGATAAATAGGCAGCTGAACACGAATTACTCTATTGATGAAAAGAATCTTACCATTCAGGGAGATTTGAACAAGAAGTTTGCTGAAAGGGTGGAGCTTTTGAAAGCAGCGGCGGAAGTAGATTATCTGACTCAGAAAAAACTAGAAGTAGAGGATAATATAGAGAGTATTCAGAGAAAGAAAGGGGCAAGAAAAGAAGAAGTTGCGTCAGGAAATGCGAATGCGTTTTCTGTATTATGGCAAGGAGTAACAAAGATTGCAAGTGATAAGTTTAAGATAGGGACAGGATCAGATATACAAACTTATGACACAGAACTTGTAGAGCAGAATAGAATATTAAAAGATATTAACGCAAGGCTTGAACAGGCTACTGTTAAGGCTAATTCATCGTCTGTCGGTTTGTCTACTGCGGGGACAGGAAATATTGTTGGTCCCGGTAGCAATGATAAAAAAACACCGTTGCAAAAATTGGAAGAAAAGTCAGCCAAGGAATTATCGGAGTTGGAAGCAAAATTTAAGATTGGCTCTCTTTCTCAGACTGAATACAACAAGGCGTTGGCAGAGTTGAATATAAAGTTATATGCTGAGGCTAGTGGGTCAAATGACCGGAAGGTATTAGAAAGTGAATTTTACAAGGTAAGACAAGAGGCGGCACGTCAGGCGGTAGATCAGATGGGACAATTCAAAGCTGCGATAGAGTTGGAAAAAATTCAAAAAGAATATTCCGCGTCCTTGGAAAAATTAAAGGCTCAAAAAGAGAATGGTATACTGACAGAGGAGCAATATAAATCCGAATTGCAAAGGCTTGCTGTAGAAACCGCTCGTACTGCCGGAGCGATTAAAGATATAGGGATAGAAGGGAAGGCATTCGTCGCAGCAATGCAGGCAACTGCTCAAACTATGAGTACCCCTGTTAAGGTAAAAGAGAGGGATACGACTTTTGATTACAAAAAAAACGCAGTAGATATTGCTTCGGAAAAGCTGGATTTGGCAAAAGAATACGCGAAAGATTTGCAGGAAGAGTTTCAAAAAGCGGGAAAAACATTAGATGATGAGTTGGCTAAGTCTATGGCCGGTGTTCCTGATTTGGAGCAGGCATTAAAAATAGCTCAGGTGAGGCAGGATATTAAAGACTTAAGTAAGGAGTTAAGAGAGGGTATCTATTCAGGGGTAAAGAATATTGCATCAAGTGCGGATAGAATGGTAAATGCATTTTCACAAATGCAAGACGTATTGGGGGATGAGGATGCAACTGCTTGGGAAAAAGTGATGGCGGTATGGAATACCATGATAAATACGGTAGACAGCATAATGAGTGTTGTCCAAACCATAGAAAACATATCGGAAGTGGCGAAAAAATTAAGTGGTGCAAAAGAAGAGAATGCAAGTGCTGAAGAAGAAGCACTGGGAATCATTGGCGCAAAAGCAGCAGAAGTTGCGGCAAATGAAGCTGCTGCGGCTATAGAGATAGCTACGAGTAAGGCTAAAACTCAAGCTGCCACAACAGAAATGGCGGCAAAGTCGACAGCAGCGTATGCATCCATTCCGTTTGCCGGCGTAGGACTTGCTGCCGGTCAGATAGCAGCGATGCAATCGCTGATCACGGCAGCATCTAATGTCCCTCAGTTCGCCAATGGTGGTATTGTCTCAGGACGCACATTAGCCGAGGTTGGCGAATATCCGGGGGCAAGCAGCAATCCGGAGGTCATTGCTCCGTTAAGCAAACTGAAAGATATGATAGGGGGAGGTTCTGTCAGCCGGATAAAGGTGGAGGTTGGCGGAAGGGCGGTGATAAGGGGAAGTGATGCCTGGTTGCAGATTTCCAATCACGCAAAAAAAATCGGTAAGAAATTTCCATAAATAGATATTATGCAAAAATATAGAATTCCATTTTTTAACTACGATGGAGAGCGTTTGGAAATTATAATTTCCGCAAAAGACTATAGTGGGGAAACAGTAGAATTAAGAGCTGCTCCATCGGCATTTGTCGTTACAGGAGATGATGAGGAATTCATTTACAAGCCCATAAGGACATCTACGGCCTCTGTATCCATTAATGCAGAAACTTTGCTATTGGACCTGTTTAGCATAGATAATCAATATGCTTCGGTGAAATTGTACAAGGATAGTAGGATGTTATGGACAGGATATATCACCCCCGAGCAATTCACGCAATCTTATGCACCTGTAGTGGATGCCATAGAGATTGACTGCATCAGTGCCATAGCCACACTTGAAAACATTAAGTATGAGCAGCAGACAGAATCGGGATTCATCACCGCAATGGAGTTGCTAAGATACCTTATATCTTCCGCCCATGGTGGCTATGAGTCCGTATATATCCCTTATGTGTATGCGTCTTCCTCCGCTGCTTACTCTTCAGGCGAGAACGTATTGGATAAACTCAGATTCGCGGAAGAGAACTTCACCTCAGACGAATTGATGCTGGATGAAGTATTGACCTACCTCATGCAGTTTTTTTCGTGGACGCTGTATGATTACGAAGGCAGCCTGTATATCATCGATGCGGACTATACCGGTCAGTATCGGAAGTATAATGAGGCATTGACATCTTATACAATGGTGTCGGTGAATGATGCCACATTGCAGGATATCGGCTTCGCCGGCAGCGACAACACCATTGACGTTTTGCCCGGTTATAATAAGGTGACAGTCAAATCCGTCAACAATGTGTTTGAGGACTTGGTGGTTAATGAGGATTACGACAACCTGGAATGGGCGGGCGGTTCGAGTTACAGCGATAAGGATAAGTATGACATCAAGAGGTTTCTGAAACCCAAGGAATGGAAGATGTATTACTACGATCAGAACCGCCACGAAACCATACTGAGTACTAATATTAACGATAACATATTCGGGGCTGTCCTGATGAAGGAGGCGTTGTTCACCGGTGGCGGAGACCCGCCGGGGGATTATAATTGGGCTGACAGCATCCAGATGCGGTCTGCTACGGTAGATGGCGTGATGGTTTTTGACGAATACCAGAAGGAAACCCTGCCTGCCTTTACGATGAGGGGTCCTAATGCGGTCTGGAAGGACGGTGCCATCGGTATATCGGGAAGCATGCGTTTCCCCTCCGACAGCCGCATGAACTATATCTATGACGGTGACATGAATATCTCTGCCAATATCCCTTACGCATGCTCCCTTAAAATCGGGGATAAGTATTGGAACGGCAGTGGATGGCAATCCTCATTCGTCCGGTTTGAAATCGTTTTCGAAACGGACAATATCAAGAACTGGGCGAATGTGAAGAGCACGAAAACGCCCGATATGCCATATAGCGGACTGTCCGGGCACATCATCACTCTTCCATCGGACGTACCGATTATCGGAGAATTGGAATTCACGATGTACTGTCGCAGGCAGAGGGTCGCTCAGGAAGTCGGTTTCATCGCATACGGCGCCATTTTAAAGGACTTCCGGTTTGACTACAAGAAGAAAGATGGGATCATTGATGAAGGCGAAGATGGTGACCGCTTGTATGAGAACGTGGTCAACGATAAGTTCATGTCCGAACTTGACGAAGTTAAGTTCGGCATAAGCTCTTATAATGCGGACGGGGCTTCCTATAGCAAGGCACTGTTGGGAAATGACTTCTTGACGGATAACCTGTATTCCGCCATTGAGGGTAAACTTGTCAGACCCGAAGAAGCCTTCATCCGAAGGGTGATCAACCGTTATAAGGCAACCCAAATCAAGTTAACGCAGGTGATAAAAAACGATGGTTCTATCCATCCGTTTACCCGGTTGTATGACAAATCAGCGGTTAATAAGAGATTCATGCTGCTAAGCGGTGTATGGGACTATGAGCGGAATAATATTCAATTATCGATGGTAGAAAATGGCTGAGATTAAGATCATATCAAGAGTAATACCGCGTGGCGGGAGTGGAGCTTCTGCGCCTTCGGGTGGAGGGGGCTTTTCGGCTCCTGTTGACATATCGGGAAAGTTGGATAAGTCAGTATGGAACTCTGCATTCGAGTTGCACTATGATGATCCTGATGATCCTGAAAAATTGACAAGCATTGGCGCGAAAGCTAATTTCTTTTCTGTAGGCGAGATATCCGTGTTTGGGAAAGGCGGCTCTTCCGGCGGTGGAGGTGGTGCCACTACGCTGCACATGCTGGAAGACGTTGATTTGGTGATGCCGATTCCGGACGGGGACGTGTTGACTTATGACGCGGAAAGAGGAAGATGGACCAACAAGAAGGGTGCCGGAGGTATTGACACGAAAGCCATGTGGGAAGAGCTGGGAAAATCGGACATATCTAAAAAAATAGACATTTCCCACATACCGGATTTAGGAAATAAATATATAAGCCTGATAAAGTTAGGAGAGGTTTCTTATGGTCCGGATAAGGGTGTTATCTCCCTTCCTGCCTATCCGACCAAACTGTCGGATCTGAAAGATGATGTCATTGCAGGGAAGTACCTGCCTTTAACCGGCGGGACGATATCGGGAAATCTTGCCGTAACCGGGCATGTCCAAATCGGTAATGCCATGCTGAAATATGACGCAGCCAATAATGCCGTATATGTAGAGAAGGATGATGGGTCTATGGTTAATTTCTACGCTACGGGTGACCTTGCTGCGTTCGGTTCGACAACCGGTGGTGGAAGTGGTGCAACCTCATTGGGCATGCTGGACGATGTAGACCTGGTTACTCCTCTATCGGAAGGACAGGTATTGACCTACGACTCAATCAAAAACAAGTGGACGAATAAAAAAGGCGGTGGCGGTTTGGATATAGATGCCATGTGGGAAGAGCTTGCCAAGTCTGACACGTCCAAGAGAATCCATTTTTCCCACATACCGGACTTGGGCAGTGTATATGCCAAGCAGGTAAAACTGGGCACGACTACTTACAATGTATCCAATGGGGTGATCTCTCTTCCTGCGTACCCGACCAGACTGTCCCAATTGGAGGATGATATTATAACAGGAAAGTATCTGCCTTTGGCAGGTGGGACGATAACAGGCAACCTTGCGATAAACGGAACTACGACTACTAATAATATAGTCCTGAACAAAGCCGGGAATTTTGGTAACAAAATAAACTTCGGTGACGGTGATTACGTATACTTGAAGGAGGCGTCTGATGATTCCTTGACTATCTACGGAAGCAAAAAAATATCCCTTAATGGTTCGGGATTCGGTTACAGTTTCGGTTCTGATGGGCTGATTCCCACATCGGGAAGCAAGAGCCTTGGCGGCGGATGGAATAGCAATATGTGGGATAGTGGTTGGTTTACAAAGATTGGGTGTTACGTGATTGGCGTCAACCCTAATGATGTCCACAATGATTATAATCCTTGGCATGGAATCAATTTTAGTTACAACAACAGGGTCGTAATGTCGGGTTATCATGGCATTGATTTCTACACTTCGGCAGGGTGTGTAGCTCAGTTCCAGCCGGATGGTATTGTTAATATCACGAATCTCTATTGCTACAACGATCTTCAATGCAGAGCATCATTCGTAAGCACGATGACAGACTATTGGGAGCACGAGTGGAGAATTTTCCAAAATGTAGATAACTGCGTATTCAGGGCTAATCAAATGGCGATGATGTCAAACAGCGGCTCTGCTTGTAGACCTATCATTGGGTGGAAAGATATATTAAGTGGAGCCGGATTCATAACGAGATATACAATTGGTAGTATTAGACGCGCAAACAACTGGGGAAGCATGCTGATTGCGGTATCCAATTCGGATGATGGCTCTACAAACGGCGTACATTTTCAATTAAACGGAGAAGGTACAGCGGACCTTGTTGCTTCGCGTTTTACTGTTTCCGGGAACTTCCTTGCAGAAGGTGAGGTTGCCGTCTATTCGGACGCCCGCTTAAAATCAAATATAAAACCGCTACGGAACAGAGGGTTCATCACCCCTGTCAGCTATATCAAGGATGGGAAGGAAAGTATAGGGTTTATCGCACAGGACATGGTAGAATTGTATCCTGAGCTGGTGTCTAAAGGCAGCTCGAAAGAACATTACCTGTCCGTGAACTATGCCCAATATACGGCAGTATTGCAGGCTCAGATAATTGAGCTGCACAAAGAGATTGATGATTTGAAACGTAAATTTATAAATTAAAAACTATGGTTACATTATTGATTGTTTCGATTATTCTGTTTGTATCCTATATCGGATATACAGTCGGGATGTATGGTATCCCTGCAAGTATCAGTGACACATACTATCGGCTTGGAAAGAGGGGTTGGCTGTTCACGCTCTTCTGTCTTGCCGAATCTTCCCTGCTGATTGCATCGTTTATCGAAGCCAGCAAGGAAGAATACCAATTCCTGGCGTTCATCGCAAGTGCATCATTGGCGTTTGTCGGCTCGGCTCCCTTGTTCAAGGAGGACTATAACCGCAATATCCATTATGTAAGCGCGGGAATCTGCGCGCTTGCCTCTCTTGTATGGCAAGTGTTGATGAGTTTTTGGTACGTCCCTCTTATAACCTTCCTTGGCGGTGTAATCGTATTGGCATGCCTTAAGTTCAGGAAGCCTGTGTTTTGGATGGAGATGTGTGCCTTTATCTCGACTTATATAACCCTGTTACTGCTCTACTGATATGGCTAATTCGAATAACGTAATTACGTCTCCTGTCAATCTGAGGAGTGACGTTGCTTCCGTTCTTGGGACGTCTGAAACGAATGTGAGCGGGTTATGCACGAGCCATGAGATTAATATGTGGTCAAGATGCAAGCCTGTCCATATTGCCTCTGCTGCTCCTGACAGGAGCATGCCATCTGACGGTGAAGGAGCTTGGTGGAAAGGCTCGATGAGGAATTGCGGCATTAAGCCGCCCCCTGTAGCGTCTTATGAGGAAATCCCCAAGCTGTATACGGGAAACAAGATGAACGGATATATCTATGAGAGACCTTGGGGAGGAAGTGCGAGTCCGTACAGGTTGGCAGATTTCTTGCTGTACAAGCATGATGCGCAACCGCCATTCCATAGCTTCTATTGCGATTCCAAGGCGTCTATGTATGGCTCTATATCGTGCTCTCTTGCTCGAAATGTTACTACCGCAGATAAATCAGGTCCCGGCTCGGTTGAGTTGTCCGACATAGAATCCGCTACCAACCTTGATACATGGTGGTTTGGGGCGATGTTGGTTGACTCGTCCAACAGAATTGTGAGGAAACTGGCTAATGTCAGAGCGGGGGTTACATTAGAGATGCCTGCCAATGGTCTGACACTTGGTCAATACTACGATGTATATCCGTTTTTTTGTATGAATAAGATTGAAAGTATCATCGAGGCGGACAAGGCTAATCTGTTTTTGCCTGTCATGAACTGCTCTCCCGGCAGGGTTAAGTATGTATCGGAAGAAGAAGCGGGTGGTTTGGTAATCAATCTGACAGCCGAATATGTGACTAACTCAATGACCGGGCTTAACACTGCGGTTAAATGGAATCTTAAACTTACGTATTATTCAGTCGGTAGTAAAACGCTTACTAATAATTGGATTACACTAAGGCGTGTGGTTTCGGATGAAGATATGAGCAGGGAAAAATTACAGGATTTCAATCTGATTCAAGACAGAGAGGTTGAAATATTCGGGACATTCACCTTAACTGATTTTCTTGGCGAGTACTACGTATATCTACAGCTTAATACGAACGAGTACACGAAGAAGGCGTTCCCGCTCAAGCTTGACCCGAACCCCGGACCGATACAGTAAAGAATATACTAATCATTAAATTATACAGATATGGAACTGATAAGAAAAAAAGAAAGTATTACAAGGCTTTATGAAAACGGTGAGGTCTCAAACAACACAACCAATGATATCCAATATATCGTATTGGATGGAGATGCTTATGTTGGCACAGCCTCTATCATGCCCACAGGGTTTACCATGACAGTAGGCATGAAAGCTCCCATCGAAGATATAGAGAGTATGCTTAGAAGCATATTGTCTTCCATCCCCAAGGAAGGAGGCGCAAAATGAAAATCAATGAAATCATCAGAAAAATGAGTTTTTTGCAACTCGTGCCGCTGAAATCGGATGAGGGTGCGCCACTTGCCAATAAAACGAAGGTGAAGATTATCTTGAATCTCGTAGCCTACGAAAGGGCAATGGAGAGCTTTAACGAGGATATGCGCGGTATCTATGCCAAGCTGAAACCCGAAGGCTATGACGCCCAAGCCTTCCCACGAGTGAATGAGTTGGAGAAGAAAGAAAACATAAGCAGCGAAGAAAAACAGGAACTTGAGTCGATTAAGCAGAGTGAGGAATACCTCTCTTATGTTGAAATGAAAAAAACATTGATGCGCGAGTTTGAAGAAGCAAGAGAATGCGCTTCGGCAGACAATGACTATACAGTCAGCGAAAGGGCACTCACGGACGATGATTTGGTTTCCATTGCGGAAGTTATACCTTCGGATAAGGAGTTTGCAATCGGGAAAAATGAAGATGGGGAAATCAAGGTTAATGGCATCACCGTATTGGCGGAGATTGGCAGAATGTTTATAATGTAAAACAAATAATTATGGCAGGAAAAACGATTAACGAGCTTGACGCACGGACAATGCCGAACGGCAAGGAGAACATACCCTTTCAGGAAGGGAATACAAACGGAAGATTATCTACCGATGCGTTGAAAAGATACGTGGCACCTGATTTAACAGCTTATCAGAAAACCGTAGACGCTGATAAGAAGTATCTGTCTGCCGTGGAAATTGACGATGTGACATCAATATTATAGTTATGAGAATCAATTATCAGTCCGATTTTAAAATCATAGAGAAAAACCTGAATGGAGACCTGAAAACTCCTTTCCGGTTTACTTATCAGACAGCATTGTCAAAACCCGTTGTAGCCTCTTTCGACGGACACGACTACAAGAACTGTCGCAGGCTGGATGATGAAAGCCTGCTGGTTGTGTTTGATAATCATGGCATGCGTACGGGCAACCTGACGGTCAGACGCGAGTATTACCTTACTGATGCTGATTTTGCTGATGGTATCTGTAACCTTGTATCCATGGAGTTTACAGGCATCGTTCTTGTCAATGGCAAATCTGATGACAGTACAGGTACAATTGACGTTTATCCTAACTATCAGAAGGGCGATAAGGGAGATCCAATGACATGGGATTCCATGACAGAGGAACAGCGTGCCGAATTAAAGGACTCTGTGGTAAAGGATGTGCAGAATGAGATGCTTTCTTCCTCTCCAATTTCCGACAAGGAATACGAAGATGTATTGAGTGGTTTCCTTTAATCGGAAACCGATAAAGAATAAATTTACAAAATTAAAATAAGAATTATATGGCTAAAATTCATAAACTTATCAAAAGCGGGCAGACTATTTATCCTGCTACAACCACTGATGCGGTGGTACATCCGACTACGCGTAAAAACCTTACGGAAGAGCTAGCCGAATTGAATGAGCGAATTCTTGATGAAACAAAACGTGCACAAGCAGCTGAGGAAGTCAACGCAACCGCTATCGAAGCACTGGCAAATGAGCTGGAAGCCTTGGGTGCATGTGGATTCGCAAGAGTAAACGGAAGTGCGGACCCGGATGCACAGGTTACATTTGGGAACACATCGAAACTTCGCTCGTTGGCGTCACATCTGCATCTTGGAGTGTTTAAGAATGGCAAGTTGCTAAAACAATGTGCACCGGGAAGACTTACTCAATCTGTCGATGGCAGGGATATTGCCATAGACGGGACCGATGGAGATGTGATGAACTTCACCGATTGCGATTTATATTACTTACGCACCACCTGCCAATATACGCCACAGGGAAGTACGGAAGGAGAATATAACATCGTGGCATTGTCCTTGCTGCCCTTTGGTATCGGAGGGAAGCAAGCAAAGCGAATCAGACCGTTTGCCATCGTCCCCGGTGAATGTGTTACCGCCAAGTTGGAAGGTGATGTAAGAAATTGCGCCCATTATGTCTATAATAAGAACGCAATCGGGACATACACCGAACCTTTGAAGATATTCAAAAAAAGCTACAAAACAAGTGGTGGAGGATTCCCGACACAATATGTGTCCGCAGTACAAGCAATCAAGAACGCACAGGCAAAGAATGCAGACGAAGCGACCAATCGTCCATATATGGGAATGTATTATGAGTTCTATGAAATCATTATTTGTCTGATGAGTTTTGAGATAGGCACATGGGCACATACCCGGTTAAACCTGTTTGGTGTAGGTTGTACCACTTTGGATAGTGTTGATGCACAAACATTTGCAGATAATGAAATTTCTGCAAATAGTGGATGGAAGGTGATAGCCGGAGGTACAGTTAAATACATTAATTTATTAGGCGATAAAGCAGTGTCTCTATCAGGTTCATCCGACAAACAGCGTTTGATTGGTGGAGTAACAGGAAACTCATGGTACGGATTCTTAGAAATAATGGAAGCCCAAAGACTATTGAACGGCATATCCAAGGCAGGACTCGTGTCAAAGATAGGAAGTATTGGGAATATATTCTTTCTAGACCCGGAAGGCAATGTATCATGTACAACCGATGGTTCTGTCAACCTGTCTACGGGCGCAGGCATGGAAGCCTGCAAGCATTACTACGTGGTGAGAAATGTCCCCGGATGTGAAGGAATGGCAGACGGAGTAATGACAGCCGTTGTAAACTCTTACACCAAGATGGAGTTTGCTGACGGTGTCAAATGGAGTGACAATACGGTGCTGGATGGCGGCATTGGAATCCTGAAACGCTCTGTCCCCATATACAGAGGTTGGAATCTTCCGTTAGTTGGATTATTTCGCATACTAGATGGAGCATATTACATTGCCAGAAAGGATCCTGAAGGTAATAATCTTCCTGTTCAATTCCGTTGCGCATCAAATGTGAGCAGAATTCCTGCAAGAACTACTTATACATATCGTGTTCCTGACAATGAAGAATGTGACATGGAAAGAGGTTTGGATCTAAAGAAGGAATATTCGGGAATAAATCTTCCTGTCCTTTATGAACAATGGGTAAAGAAATCAGATTATGATTTTTCGCTTTTCTGCACGGAGACTGTTGAGGGGGGGGCTCGTAATTATGAAAATGCTTATCTATGGTTGTACATCAACGATAATATAGCCGCAGGGGAACGCAGTTTGCATAGCACTGCTGTCGGCTGTTTTGCTCAATCCAACAACGCCTCAATTCGCACAGCAAGTTGCAGTAACTATGCTGACGCTAAAGCAGATTCTTACGCTGGAGGTTTCGCTATCCCTTTTATCGAATTATAACAGAATGATTATGAAAACAGAAAGAAATGAATTTGATGTGTGTATGCCTTTAATAACCTATTCAGGCAAGAAGGCATTGGTATGCGTCAATGAAGAGACGGTTACTTATCCTGCGATGGAAGGTACTGTAGAAAGGACAGCATATATATATGATACATTATGGGCAGACTGTGATACGAATGATGAAGAGTCGGTAAGAAAATCATTGGTCCGGGAACTGGAGAAAAGCATCAAAGAATATGATGTGTCTGACCATGTGAACGAATTTACCCTTGCCGGCAAGAAGATGTGGCTCTCCAAGGAAATGCGTGTAGGTCTGATGAACAGCATCAACATTGAGAAGAGTACCAAAAAGACTGATACCGTTCTTTGGTTTGAGGGGATTAATTACACCATCCCAATAGATGTGGCACTACAGATGCTTGCCCAATTGGAGTTGTATGCATTATCATGCTATAATGTCACACAGCAGCATCTATCCGAGGTATCCGGATTAAGTACGCTTGAAGAGCTGATTAATTATGACTATACCCGTGGCTATCCGAGCAAGCTTGTGTTTAATCTTGATTAGGCTAAGATAGGGAAATTCCCTGCATACCTTCTCAGGCTGGCAGGGAATAAAGATTAGCTTTCTCGTCCGGTTAACAAGGTTTTGCAAATATAACATTAAAAATTAATCCGACAAATGATTAGTGCAATAGTTAGAGATGGCATCGATAAGAGCGTAGCCGGAGGATTGGCAGGAATAGCTACCGCATTCGTTCAGGAGAGTATAGAACACATGATTCCGTGGCTGATAGTGTCTGCTGCCGTGATTATATGTGATTTAGCCTGCGGGCTGAGAAAGAGTATCATAATGGGCGAACAGGTCCGGTTCAGTCGGGCGGTAAGGCGAACCATGGGCAAGATGGTTACATACTTCAGCTTTGTTTTCATGGTGGTGATGATAAACAAGGCATCGGGCAGCCGTTACGACATTGATATGTATTCCTGCCTGATGGTATGTTTTTTGGAAATGTGCTCGATTATCAGCAACATACTTAAGCCGAAGGGAATCGAGCTGAATATTGTCGAAGCGTTCAGGCTGATTTTCGGCAAGACATTAAAAGTTGACAAAGAAGATATTAAAGAAGTAATTAAGGAGGAAAAGAAATGAAGTTTTTTACGATTGCGGAGCTGTGCAAGTCCACGACTGCCGACCGCTTGGGTATCAACAACAGATGCAGACAGGAGCATGTAACGGCTCTTACTGCCTTGGTGGATAACGTACTGGACCCATTACGCACATGGTGGGGGAAGCCTATAACAGTAAACAGCGGTTATCGCTGTCCGGAGCTGAATAAAGCTGTCAAGGGAAGCAAGTCCTCTCAGCACATGAAGGGTGAAGCAGCCGATATCGATACGGGAGACAGACAACAGAATAAGTTGTTGTTTGAGTATATCCGCAAGAATCTGCCCTATGACCAATTGATTGATGAGAGCAATTTCGCGTGGGTACATGTAAGTTACAGAGCAGATGGTAAGAATCGGAAACAGGTATTAAGTTTATAAAATCTACAATTATGGCATTAAAGGATATAACCGGCAATTTTGCAGCATCCGGCTCCAATCAGGAGTATAAGTTTCAGCCTGCTGCGTCTACATTTGGTTTGCAATTGGTATTCGATACACATCCGTCCAAGGTGGTATTGTATCAGAGTTTGGACGGTGAGAGTTGGGTGGCGTTTGAAGTCGATTACGGTGTCGGGTCGATTTGGCAGAAGAACATCGAAGGTGTATTGGGTGAGCAGCATATCAAGATTCAGTGCAATGTTAAGCCTGTCAAGGCATTAATTTTGGAGTGATATGAAGGTTAACACAATATCTTTAAATTCGGTGCGGTTGAATACAATCGCACCGAATCACATTGGAGGGCGTTCGGATAGATGGTGGTATGAGCATAGCGATAAGGACAGTATTATGTTGGAAGACGGATATAATCTACTGCTAACGGATAGAAGCCCTATTTTATTAGCACAAGGATTAAAGATTGTGAGACAAATAAATAATTTGTAATGTTGCAAGCTAAAACCAAATTGAAATGAAATGGCTTCCTTACATATTACTGATTGTACTCGCTTTCGGTTTAGGATGGTTTGCAAAGCCATCCCCCGAAGCAGTTATAGAGGCAAGAACGGATACGGTATTCAGCTCAAGCCTTGTGATAAGAAGGGATACGGTCCCCTACTACCTTCCTACTCCTTTGATTTGCTGGCACACGGGCGATACTATCCATGTAGGTGATACGGTGCTCCCTGTCGAGCAGAAGATATACCGGGACAGTAACTATACGGCTTATGTCAGTGGTTATAACCCGAACTTGGACAGTTTGAAGGTATATCCTAAGACTGTCACGGTTACTAATGACATCCATCATGTCATGAAGATAAAACCTCGTAGATGGGGTATGTCAATCACTGCCGGCTATGGATTTGGCAAGGATGGGCTATCACCGGCTGTCGTGGTTGGGTTAAGTTATAGAATTTGGTAAAACGTATAATATGGACGATATTCAGATTTTCAAGAATGAGGTTTTTGGCGAAGTGAGAGTAGTCGAAACGAATGAAGAGCCTTTGTTTTGCGCAAAGGACGTAGCAACTGCATTGGGGTATTCTGATACAGCTGATGCGATACAAAGGCATTGCAAATCAGGCAAAAAGGTGTTTTGCCCGCATAAAAACGGAATGGGTGGAACTAATATGGTATATATTCCGGAAAAGGATGTATATAGGTTAATAATGAGAAGTAATCTTCCTAATGCCGAACAGTTCCAGGATTGGGTATGTGATGAAGTCCTTCCTTCTATCCGCAAACATGGCGGTTATCTTACGCCCGACAAGATAGAAGAGGTATTGAGCAATCCGGATACCATTATACGTTTGGCGATGCAACTCAAGGATGAGCAATCCAAGAGAAGGGATGCAGAGCAGCATATAGCCATCCTGACCCATACGAACAAAACCTATACGGCTACGGAAGTCGCAAAAGAAATAGGTATGCGTTCGGCTGCTGAGTTGAACAGATGGCTTGAGAGCGAGAAAGTACAGTATAAGGTAAACGGAACATGGGTGCCTTGTGCCGGTTATGCGAATTTGGCGTGGTTTGAAATCAAGCAGGAAGAGCTGGACAGCGGACGTATAATTTACCACAGAAAGATAACCGGTATTGGTCGTGACGGAATTATTAATCTTTATCAGAAGGGAGGGTGAAATGAAATAAGACATCAAATCGGGAATTATTCTCGCAATACTACGAGTAGAAGCGTAGTAGAAACAAAAGCAGTTCTTTTACGGCTTAGAATGGAAAGAAAGCCGTCCTCCTTAATGATTGACAGTCGACAGGAGATAAACACCCAAGGCATTGTTACGGCTTTCTTAAGTTGTAACAAGGTTTTGGGTGTTTTGTTTTCCAATCTTTAAAAAAAGTATCGATGAGAATAGAGGAATTATATCAGGATGTCATAATTACGGTATGTGATGTTACAGGTATTGATGAGGCTGACATATTGCATAGCAACCGCGAAGAGTGTGCCGATGCCCGATACCTCCTTGTAATGGCGTTATCCAGGATGATGACCGATGAGGAAATTGGCAGGGTCATACACAGGACCAGGCAGGGTGTATCTTATATCCGTTCCAACAGGGCAAAATTAAGCAAGTGGATTGTGGCAAGCAATTGGCAAGTAATCAGCAAGTATATCGCAAGCAAGTATTTCATTTGCCGCTGATTTATGGCTTTCTTTGCATGTAGCCCAACGAAGGGCTGCAATACAAAATACAAGTTATATGGAAGCAGAAGTAAAACAAGTAATTAAAGAAAAGGAGTATGTCCATGGCGAAGATCGTAAGGAATATGCTTCTAAGGGCGTGGGTAACGCAGCATTGACTACCGGTATTATCGGTACGGCTCTGGGTGCAGCCGCATTATGGGGTCGCGGAGGCCGCATTTTTGGCGGCGGTGGCGGTATGCCGGAAAACGTAAACATCAATACGGTCAGCGATGCCATTGCCGGACGTTCGGGTGTGGCTCCTACGGCATTCCAGGCGTGGGAGAAGGGATGTGAGGAAGCTTTGAGTTTGACCAATACCATTTGGGGCCTTAAAGTCAACACTCAGGAGCAGATGTACGCACATCGCGAGATAGACATTAACGAGAAATGGCAGCTCTACAAGTCACAGGTAGACGGTGACTTCGGAAATTACAAGGTTTCCCGTGATCTCTACGACAACATGAATGACAAGCTGAACACAGCTGCATTCGGCTTGTACAAGGGACAGCGTGACCTTTACGACACACTCAATGAACGCTACTCCGCCAAGTTCTGTGAGCTGGATAAGAAGGTATACGGAATGGAAGTTGCCAACCTGTACCAGAACAAGATTATTCAGATGGGCATGGATAGCGTCCTGAAGGAAAGCATGTGCTATACGGACCGCAAGACATGCCGTGCAATCTATGGTGTGGTGGGTTTGCCTTCAACCCCGACAGTCAGCGTACTGGAAGGGGCGAACCCTTACGGATGCAACTGCCGCCCGCAGTCAACCGCACCAAGCGCGTAAGACGTAAGAAACGTTAGTGGTAAGTCCCTTCGGGGGCATACCACTTTCTTTATTAACCACTGACAAAAAATAATGAATATGTTTGAAAATGACCCTCTACTTACATCCGGGCGTAACCTGGAACAGTTGGCGCAGGAAAATGAGATGTACCAGCAGAAGTTACAGGCTTTGCAGCAGTTTCCCAAGACGCAGCCCGTACAGCATACCGCAACTCCTGTTTGGGATGAGATAGACCGTATTGTATCATCTCTCAACGATCAGGAACGCGGCATCCTGAGCAACAACAAGGAATATTACGATAACAGCATGGCTATACAGGAGATGGTTAATGCCGAACTGCTTCTGCTGGTCAAGGGCAGGATAGAGGCGTCTGCCGAAGGTAAGGCCATATTGGAGCAGCAGTTATCATTTGTGAGGCGGACATCGAAAACAGCCAAGGAAGAGACCGCCAGGCGTGATGCCTTGTTCCGGGAGTACGTGACGGAACATAGTGATATGACATGGCAGGAGTTCATCGACTGGAAGAATGGAAAACCTCAATCTAAATCAAAAAAATGATGGAAGCAAAGAAAAGTATAACAGAGATTAAGGACAAGATGGCTGATTCGCTGTTGTTGTGGGTTGATGACAGGATTGACACGCTGGTTGAGGCTAACCCGAAGCTGAAGGTCGCTTCGGTATACCTGAAGAGGGGTGCAAAAAACTATATAGCCAAGGAAAGAGACAACCTGAATACAATGATTGACAATGCCTCTTTGTTTTTGTGCGATGAAAGCGGCAACATTGATGCGGATATGCTGTTTAATGACCTCATAGTAATGTTTCGCGAGATGGATGAGATGCCGTTCGGGAAAGGCTTTATCCGTGGAACTATAGGTAAGGGGAATATCCGCATTGCTCTTCCCGATAATCCGGTGTCGAATATCCTGTTTGGCAATACAGGGGCTATCAGGATAACAGATGCCGACTTGATAGAGTTTAAGAAGCTGATGATGGAATGACATATTGAAAGCAAAAACAAACGTTTGCTGTGATAATTTGATATATCAAAAGACTTCTTTGCCTAACAAAAAGGCACAAGTGCTCCGAGAAAACAAAACAGATTGATAATTTATAATATTAACAACATGGAATATAAGGATATGATTAGGGATGCCAAGGCTAACGGTGTAGCCTCCGACAAGGCAATGTGGCAGAGCGTGGACACATTGAGTGATATGCTGTGTATCCTCAGGGATGAGCATCCGGACGAATACTGGCGTTTTATGCGCAAGCAGCACTCCATACTGTACGGCAACCACTACGATAGGAATTTTGCCGAAATGGACGTAGAGGGTATACGTTATACAGGACCGTCCGGTGAGAAGAGAACCGGTGCCCATTGGACTGCCGATCAGATAGAGGAAGCTGCAAGGGGAATGTCTTTCCCTTCGGGTACAACCAAGTGGGATAAGTATGTCGCGTTTAACTCATTTTACGCCGATATGTGTATGGTCTGTGATGATGCTCAGATCCTCAAGGGTGCCCATAGGTTTTACTTTGCCGACGAAGACGCTCCGCAAGGCAAGATATGGGTGTATATGGCTGCAATGTATGACGCCAGGAAGTAGGTGTAGGGATATCCTTGCAAAGATTGGGCATGCGCTGGGTTGCAGGGTTGATTTTATAGAGGATAAATAGATTGGGGAAAGTCCCCGGTTTGATGAAATCGGGGACTAAAATAGGGACTGTTTAGTAAGGGATAAGATTGAATAAAAACGCTGTGATAAATATAAATCCGCTTCACGGTACTTTAAAACAGCGTATTATGCGATAAAACGCAAAACGGGAGCTATTAATTAGTTCTCATCGGGTGTACGAATTTAGCAATCTCCTGACCAACTTCAGTCAGGAGGTTTTTCTAAATAATACTTTCCTTCTGTGAACCTTTTTTCTTCGTTC